ATTGATTTGGATTGGAGCTCAAACGATTCTATTGAAGAATATTCAGTAACGTTTGCTTATCAATATTGGACATCGGACACAACATCTTAATATATTATTTTATAGAGAGGACTTCGGTCCTCTCATTTATGTTTTTTTGAAATGGATAGTTAAACAATATGTCAGCTAATAAATTTTCTCTTTTCGGTTTTACGATTGCACGAAACAAGTCTGAAGATGACCAAGCCGTGCAACAATCGTTTACGCCTCCAACAAATGATGATGGCGCATTAACAATAACATCTGCTGCTTATTATGGAACTTATGTTGATTTAGATGGTACATCCAAGAATGAGGTTGAATTAATTTCTCGTTATAGAGAAATGGCAATGCAACCAGAAATTGAATCAGCAATAGATGATATTATTAATGAAGCTATTTGCCAAGACGATGATGGCAAAAATATTAAAATTGTTATGGATGACTTAAAGGTCTCTGACAAAATTAAATTAGCATTAAAAACAGAGTTTGAAACATTACTACGTTTATTAAACTATAATGCTTTAGCGACAGATATTTTCCGTAGATATTATGTTGATGGTAGAATGTACTATCATATCATTATTGACCGTGAAAATCCAATGAAAGGTATTCAAGAACTAAGATACATTGATCCACGTAAATTACGTAAAGTGCGTGAAGTTAAAAAGAAAAAAGATGAACGCACAGGCGTAGAGGTAATGAATGTTATCAATGAATACTATATTTTTAACGATAAAGTCACTACTGGTTCTTCTAGCAATTTTGGTCCTGTTGGTGTTCGTATCACTACTGATTCCATTATTTCAGTTGTATCCGGACTTATGGATTCCCGTAGAGCGGTGGTTCTATCGTATTTGCACAAGGCTATAAAGCCATTAAATCAATTGCGTATGATTGAAGATGCGACAGTTATCTATCGTATCTCAAGAGCACCAGAACGTAGGATCTTCTACATTGACGTAGGTAACTTGCCTAAACTAAAGGCAGAACAGTACCTCCGTGACATCATGGTTAAGTACAAGAACAAGTTGGTGTATGATGCCAACACAGGTGAGGTCAGAGATGATCGTAAGTTCTTGTCTATGATGGAAGACTTCTGGTTGCCACGCCGTGAAGGTGGTAAAGGCACAGAGATTACTACACTTCCTGGTGGCCAGAATCTAGGTGAGTTGGAAGACGTTAAGTACTTTGAACGTAAGTTGTATAAAGCTTTGTGCGTTCCAATCTCCAGGTTGAATCCTGAGTCTTCAGGCTTCTCTTTAGGTCGTGTCAATGAAATCACTAGAGATGAATTAAAATTTGCCAAGTTTGTTGACCGTATGCGTAACAAGTTTGCTGATTTGTTTGACCAAGCCATGCGTGTACAATGTGTATTAAAAGGCATTTGTACTGCTGACGAATGGGATGAAATGAAGGAACATATTTATTATGACTTCATTAAAGACAATAATTTTGCCGAACTCAAAGATGCTGAGTTAATGAAAGAACGTTTGGCTTTGTTGGCCAACGTTGACCCATATACTGGTCGTTACTTCTCACAAGCATGGATTCAACGTAACGTTTTGCGTTTAACTGATGAAGAAATCAAAACAATGCAAGATGAGATTGATGAAGAAAAAGAAGCAGGTCTTGGATTACCAGTTGGTGTTATGAATGACGTTGCACAACAATCAATGTTGTCTAATGTACCACAACAACCAGAAAATCCAGCAGATCAACAAGAAGAATCTACATTAGTTAAATTGAAACGCATATTATAGGAGATAAAAATGGCAGACTATTCAACAAAAAATATTATTGATTATGCAATGGAAAATGATGGCGTTAAATTTAGAGAAGAACTTTACGCATCAATTCACGATAGAGTTTCTGCACATATTGAAGCCAAGAAACAAGAAATTGCTCAAAGTCTTATTGCACCAAAAGAAGAAGAATGAAATCATTCAAAGATTTTTCAACAAAAAAACAAGAAGTGCCAGAACAAACGGTAGAAGTTTCTTTGCCTGAAGAATATGAAGTTTTTGATGAACCTCCTTTTGAATTAACAGAAAAAGACGGTAGACAAAAACATAATCAGCCGCATGATCCTCCTCCTATTTTGATTATGCGTAGAAAAGCAATTCGTACTTATCCAAATAATCATAGAGTTGCGTTATATTACATAGATAAGCTTAATAAATATGTAACAATACCATATTCATCATTGGAATGGTCAGCAATGCCTGAACAATATGAATACGTAGAAGAAAACGTGATGCATCATCTTCAGTCTATTGTTGATAGACACTCAGCTAAACCTATTAAGTTTAAAGATGGTACATCTATGAAAGTGGATCCAACTACGGCTCATGCAGTACTAAAAGTTCATGGTGCTTTGAATAGTGATAACAAGAAAAAAGTTGAAGACATGGTACACAAAAGCAAACATCATTTTGGTAAGGTCGTTGACTTTGCTTGGAAACAATTAAAATAATAGGATAAAAAATGTCAAGTTTTAACATTCAAACACTCAAAGACACAACAGAAAAAGCCGTTATGAAATTAACAGGCCGATTTACTGATAGCACTCAAGAAAATAGTGCAGGTAGAATTCAAGCCAAGTATTTTTCTGGATCATTAAACGCTAATACTGTTCCTGGTTTATACAGTCAAGGCGGTTCAGCATTGTCTTATTATGGACTAACAATTACTAGAATTAATTATTCTGTTAATTTTCCAACTAGTGGCACTATGGGTGCAGTTGAATTATTTTGGGACGGTGCAACACCAACTACAATTGCTTTCTTAAATGGAAATGGCGAATTGGGTTCAGAAGATTTGGGTTTAGTTGCAATACCAAATAACGCAACAACACCAACAGGTAATATTGGTATTAATACTTATGGTGCAACGGCAAATTGTACATATACAATCATTATGGAAATCCGTAAAGATAATGCATACTATCAACGTGGTCAGTTTAATGATCCTGCAGCGTTTAACTATGGTCCTTATTCACTAAGACCATAATGAAAGAGTTTGTTGCCAAATTAATGTCTAATGAGGCCTTTGATGCAAAGGCCATTTTAGATGAGAAATTAAAAAATCTGGTTAATGAAAAACTTAACCAGATTAAAATGCGTTTGGCAATTGAAATATTTGAACCTATTGGTGTTGAAGTTGATTTTGTTGTAGAAGATATTAATGAAGCTAACGTAACTAAAATGGGACGAACAAAGATGGTTCGTCTAAGAGTACGTGCTGGAAAAATTCAACGCCGTAAAAAGTTATCGGCAGTTAAAGGTTATACTTTTAGGGCTGGCAAGTTAACAAGAATGTCTGCATCTGAAAGAAGACATAGAAAAGTTGGGGCTAGAAGAGCTAAGATTAAACGCCGTGGTAAGTTAAGACAGGCGTTAAGAAAAAGAAAAATGTCTCTAAGAAAAAGAAAGTCGATGGGCGTAAAATGAAATTAATTAAAGAAATCCACGAAACCGTCAACTACTTGGTAGAAGATGCAGATGGTAAAAAGACACTTCATATTGAAGGTCCTTTTTTAGTTGCTGAAAAGAAAAACAAAAACGGCCGACTATACGAATACAACACAATGAGAAAAGAAGTTTCTCGTTATACAGAAGAATATATTAATAAACACCGTGCTTTTGGTGAATTGGGACATCCCGAAACACCATCCATTAATTTGGACCGTGTATCTCATTTGATTACATCACTTAGAGAAGACGGTACAACTTGGATTGGTAAAGCAAAAATCCTTGATACACCAATGGGAACAATCGCTCGTCAATTAATTGAAGGCGGAGCTCAACTAGGTGTGTCATCAAGAGGAATGGGTTCATTGAAAAATGTTAACGGAGTTAACGTTGTTCAGAACGATTTTTATCTAGCCACAGCGGCAGATATTGTAGCAGACCCTTCTGCGCCTGGAGCTTTTGTTCAAGGCATGATGGAAGGTAAAGAGTGGATGTTAGTTGAAGGTATATGGACAGAAGTTGACCAAGAGATTGCCATTCGTCAAGTACGAAAAGCTTCTCAAAAGGATATTGAAAAAGTCAGTCTTA